ATGTCTGTAATTCGTTGTATAGCATCGGCCTGGTCTTGTTCTGTAATTACAGAACTAAAATTATATTTTTCAAATTGCCCAGTATGGTCTACGTATGTGGTCATTCACGTTTCTCAATTACTTTATCTGCAAGTCCATATTCAACAGCCTGTTGTGCAGATAAGAATGTATCAAACTTCATGTCGCCAAACATTTCGTCATAGGTTTTACCTGCCGTATTGTGTTTAACATACAATTCAGTTAGACGTTTGTTGATACGCTGACTTTCCTCGTAAGTACGTTTAGCATCTTCGAACTGTAGTTCTTGTACGTGTACGCTACCACGTGTGCCAGGAGTTCCTGAACTAACACGATGAATCATTGTGCGACTTTCTGGCAATACAAATCGTTTACCTTTTGCACCAGCAGACGCTAGGAATGATCCCATACTTGCGGCCTGCCCAACTACGTAAGTGGCAACATCTGGTTTGATAAACTGCATGGTATCGTAAATAGCCAGTCCCGCAGTTACACTTCCACCAGGACTGTTAATAAACAGACTAATGTCTTTTTCGCTATTCTCACTTTCGAGGAATAGCAGTTGTGCCACAATCACACTGGCTGAATGTTCATTGACGTCGGTGTCTAACATAATTACACGATCCTTTAATAGACGTGAATAAATGTCATAGGCACGTTCGCCTTTGTTTGTGGACTCTACTACCATTGGCACCAAATGTGGCATCTTATTCTACCTTTTCGTAAGTTTGTTCAAAAATATCTGGCTTGCAGGCATAGAACTCGCCCTGCACTCCTTTAATAATCCAATCGCCTTCGGTGGCAATATGTTTAACTGTTAAACCTATACCGTCTTCTAATGTGCGTATTTCTGCTTCGGCTGGATCATTGTTATGTTCTTTGCGAATGTTGCCTAGAGATTCTCCGCAGAATTCTTCTAACTGTGCAACAGATTCGTCTGTGTAAAAAAATTGTACAGCCTCGATAATCACAGGCTTCTTACGAAATTTCATTATGTTCCTTTGCTAACGTAAAATTAAAAAGTTTATAAAAATACAATTGATCTATCCTGTCAACTTCATAGAAGGTATCAAACGCAACTTCAGTCTTGTCAACAACTAACTGCTTAAACATCTCCAATAAAGGATTATCGCTGGCTACTTCGATGTTGTATAGATAACGGTCATCTGTAAACCAAAAACGATTAATATTTCGCTTCTGTTGTCTGCTAGAAGTAGTCTTCAAATACTTTAATTTTAGTTGACTCTTAACAGGCTTACCCATACCACGAATTATACGTGGAACATCTGTGGTGTTATATTGTTTTTTGAAATCATCGTATATCATATCTTCTTCGTAAAAGTAAGGAAGTTTATAATATATACCTAGGTCTTTGCCTTCGCAGGTATGAATACGATTTTCTAACAAATAGCAAACACGACTTCTAAAGTCACTGATATTTCTAGCATTAGTAAGATTAGACCAAAAGTATTTCTTACCGTAATATTTTCTAATCTTTTCGGCTAATGTTCTAGTTTCATCTTTGATATTATTTTTTACACGGTCGTCTTCCATGGAATAAAAAGAACCTGGATTTCCCTCCATAAGTTCTTTTAGACTTACAGACAACACCAGTGGATCTTCTTGAAACTCCGTGGCTTTTTCTTTATAAGTTGCGGAAAAAATATTATCAAGATCTGAAACTACAACGTTCATTATCTGCCCTCTGTATATTTTTGACCTTTTGGTCCGTTACTAATAAAATCCATTCCGGCCATACGACCTTCGTAAACTCTGCCATTCCAGTTCATTAATAGTTTAACACTTTTGTTCATTACCACAGTTAAGTTACGACCTTCATTGAATGCCATAACATCTGCTTGAACAACTCTACCCGAACTTTCCTGTTTAACTTCGCAGGTAGCATCGTATCTCACTTTAATATTACTCATGGCGCACTCTGTACTTGTTCTGATTCGGATTCATATTTGCCAGCAATGGCTTCTAATAAATCAAAGTTTTCTTCTGCACGTTGAATTGCTTCATATGCTTTCTTCAGTGCGGGATTATTTTCTGCGGCATATTTTCTGGCCTGTTGCTTACTACGCTGTTCACGTGCCCACTCTAACAAACTTTCTGCTTCTTGTGTAAGTTCAACAGTGGCATAATTCATGTTTAGTTGTTGCCATGAATTGCCATCGTTGACTTCCATAGCACTCGTGTTAGGGTTATACCGCAACATACCTGCACCACTGGAGCCAGGACTAATATAGTTACTGCTGGGCTGGCCACCAGATACAGTAACAAATCTTCCACTAGAATTAATACCTTTAATCATTTATACTCCTTATCTAATTCTACATTAGTTAGTCCAGCCACTGTTTGAAATTTATCCCATGCCGCCTTGGCCGCGGGATTAGTAGCCAACTCACTGCTAGGCAAAACTGTTTCTAACCAAATCTCTGGGCGACGACTTGGATGTGCGCCAAACTTTCTTGGCTGGTGCATTTTACCCGAATCATACAATTCGATGCTAATATCACGAAACTGTTGTTCGTTATGATAACCAGTCCATTCTGGGTTACTCCAGATACTGCCCGCACTACGACCACCGCCGTAGCCTTCCCAAATATTGCCCCATTGTTCATCGTTATGCGGATCAAAGTCCGTACGAGTAATGAGAACAAGAACATCATTGATATCTACAACACCATCAACAATGTCTCGAACACAACGGCTATAACTTAATCCAACTTTCATTATACTTCCAATACTATGTTAGGGTTCCAGCCACTATCTTCGCTGTAACCATCTGATTCGTAACCACGTGGATTACACACAACTCTTGTTTCACCAATCATATAATCAAAACAATGATGAGTGTGACCGTGTACCCACAGTTTGATTTGTGGACGATCCAAGATGAACTCACTCAAATCACTGTGGTAAGCACCGTTCATTAGTGTTTCACCTCTGTACTGTTCGTGTACACTTTGGAAACTCGGCGAATGATGTCCTACTACAACAAACTTTTCGTCAGGGCGTTCTGCTACTACATTTTTGATGTAGCCAAGCATATGACGATGACGGATAACAGTATCATGTGGCTTAAGGTTAGTGTAACCTTCTTCTTCCTTTTTGATAACACGAAAGTCATTCATCATATCCCGCACAGCATGGAGTGTCAAAGGATCACCTTTGTTCATGTCAGTCCACAATGTACCACCAATAAATGTTACATCATCAATTTTCTTTGAGCCTGCCTCCAAGAAGTAGACATTAGGGAACTGAGCGCACTCCTCAGATAGTACAGTAAGTGTACGATTCCATTTACCGTGATAGAATTCATGGTTACCCGCTACGTAAATTGTATTTGGGAATTGGAAACTGCAACGTTTCAAAAAGTCACGAAAGCGAGCTACCCTTTGTTGTTTACGTCCAAGGTCAGCAAACGCACCATACTCGTAGATGCTGGGCACAACAGGATGGTCGTAGAGTTCCTCTGCAATCATAATATCGCCGGCAAGAATAAGCACATCGTAATCCTGATCATTTTGGATATTGATGTCGCTAAACTCTAAATGGAGATCTGACACAAGTTTAATTTTCATACTAGTATTATACTTGAAATGTACCGATTCTGTCAATGCTATTGCCCCATTTTAATATAAAAAATGTAGCATCTTGAGCAGTTAGTTTGGCTGTTATAGCATAATCGGTATGATAGTTCATTGGAGCCATATGTCTATGCCATATAGGAGTTTCTACAGCGTGACTCATAACCCATTTACCCGATTCGCTTTCCTGCCATTCTAATAATGGTTGTGCGGCATACAGGTCTGGATCTTCCACATCTCCCATTTTAAATCGATGTACAATTAGTTCTTTGAACTCTACAACCTTGTCATCGATTAAATTATATTGATGTTTGTAATGACCCGGAGGATTATTATTGTAATTGTTTGGAGTGGGCATAGTTACAGGCCAATTAAAACGGCCACTTATTGTTCCCATTTTCTTCCTGCCATTTTCGAACAGACTCAGCAAGTTCTTCTCTAGTACGTAATTTAACGTTTTCTTCAACAACAGTACCGTCATCTTCACAGAGACTGACTTGGAAAGGAGCGTCGATAACTAGGTAGTCATCTTCAACTTGCCAATCATGATTGCCTTCAAACAACCAAGCCGCACCACTGCGCTCGTCGTCATCGTCTGGATCGCCTTCTAGGTAACACTCTTTAATTTGTTCTTGCTCTTCTTCAGTGATATCATCGCTAAATTCAAACCAACAAGCGTGTTGGTCATCTAATTCAGACCCCCAACCGCAGTCTGTCTTAGCGTGTGCTTGAGCATCGCCTTCTAAAGGCAAGTTACAATCCATGTCTTCTTCAACAAACCCTTGACCCCAACGATAGTGATCATCGATGTTGAACCAACTAATTGAACCATCCGCATTTTCGCGGTACATTTCAATGTGCCAGCAGATACTTTTCTTTTCTAACGGTTTGATCAGATATACTTTGCTCATTCTTCAACTCCGAAATGTTCTTGCCACATACGCTTGGGTTCGCTGATTATTGGTTGCCTTGCCATGAAACCATTCAGATTCTACCATTGCATCCAACACCATTCGTTCCATCAACTCTACATACTTTTCTGCGTATGCTTGACTATACGGCATTGCTGTAGTTTCGTTTTGCTTGACAGCATAGATACGAGCCTGTTGCTCAAGTTGTTGAATTCGTTCGTTCATTCTTCGTCCTTAAAGTCAATAACATTACCGTCTTCATCTGCACAGATGATGCGTACAGTTTCGCCGTCTTCGTTTTTAATCTCAATAGGACCCCAAATCCACCATTCAGTTTCATCTTGATACCATGAATCTTCGCGATCTTCTAAATCGTAAATGCTATTCTCGTCGATAAACTCTTGCAGTTCTTCTTCCTCTTCTTCTGTTAGGCCATCAAACTCGATATCATACCAGCAACCACCGTCGTCCATACTGATAAGTTCAACTTCTTCAATATTATTGTATGAGCAGTCTAGCATATTGATGCTGTCTTTTCGGCCATCGCCTCCAGGAACTTCTGTAAATTCAAATTCTGGAGGATTGTCGTCACTGGTTTCTACTGACCATTCTCCCCAACGGAATCCATTGGTGGTAGTAATTCTGCCTTTACCTTCTCGTTGAACCCAAAATTCAACTTCTTGTACACTCTTTTTGTAATAAGTTCTTACTGTCCAGGTTGCCATGCTACTTCTCCTTAAAGTTCTAAACCGTTTTGTTTGGCATAATCCTCGGGTGATTGACGTTTTTTCTGATACTCTGCTTCGTGCATATCGCATAGCGTACGAATCCATCCGCCATCTCTACGTTTGCCAGGAGCACAACATTCTTCGCAACAAGAGTCTGCCCAGGATTCTGCCATGGTAACCATGCCGTGAATGTATTCGTCACCGCCTTGATAATAGAAACGAAGCCCGCCAAACTTTTCTTTAATTTGTTCTACAACTACCTGCGGAATAAGTTCACGAGCAGGTTCTTTTTTATTTTCAACGTCCCAATCGTGTTGCTTCTTTGCCCAATCAATCCTGCCCTGTATATTGGCACAGAGATTTTCTAGGATAGGCCACCAACCTTTACCTACAGCAAATCCGCCGTAGCGTTCCGCAAACATTAATGGAAATCTTTCTTCCATACGTTTAGCAAAGGCTTCGTATTCGTTATACTCTTGATCTTCTGTCATTTTATATCATCCGAGGTTTCAGGGAAATGGCTAATAATTAAATCTAATGCTTCAATGGTACGCATATTGATTACAACATCTTCAGGGTGTAACCAATAGCCGTCTGGATTTGATTCTGTTTTAGGATTCTTTTTCCATTGACGTAATTCTTTTTTCAAGTAAGCACGATAGTCTTTTAGATTAAGACTAGTAATTCGATCCGCAGTTTCGCCATCAATCCATTGATAAGGTTTATGCTTTGCTTTACTCACGACTTCAGTCCTTCTAACGTTTGACGTTTGGCTTCTTCTTTGACTTCTTGTTTATGAATTGTCTGCAATCCGCGAAACATTTCTTCGACTACATGAATAATA